TTTTTCGTACAAAGGAAAACTAAACAAAACAAAAACAAAAACTAACTACAAAACAAAAGTAGGTGGAATGCTACATATATGTGAGAAAATAATTTTAACAATGAATAAAGTAAATGAAATCGTGAGTAAGTACGCGGATAGATTAAAATCTTTTGGCATTAAGCTAAGTGCCGAAGGCGAAATCGAGGCGGCTGCTCCTGTAAAGATGTCCGTTGCTATTCTTAAAGATGGAACGGAAGTAAGTTCACCCGATGAAATGATTGCTGTTGGTAGTCCATTATTTGTAAAGGATGCCGAAGGTAATGATGTTCCTGCACCCGATGGCAGACACGAAACCGCTGAAGGTAAATACATAGTTACCGTTGGTGGTGTTGTAACTGAAATTCTTGAGCCAGAGATGGAATCGGAAGAACCAACCAAAGAAGAACAAGCTGCATTTGATGGAGTTAGCAAAGAGGAATTTGAAGCCACTATCAATGCGTTGATTGAGCAATTCGAAAGCCGTATCAATGCGTTGACTGCTGAAAAAACTGAACTATCTGCGCAAGTAGAAAAGATGAGCAAACAACCAGCAACTGAAAGCGTGAAGAAGGTAAACACATTTGCAAAATCAGAGCCAATCAACTTGGCCAAAATGGATTCAAAAAATAGAATCTTCGCGATAATAAATAAATATAAATAATTAAATAAAAAAGAAAAAAAATGGCTGATTCATTAACCATTAACAGTTCAACCTACGCAGGTGAATTAGCGTTACCGTACATCAACGCTGCTATTTTGTCTGGTGACACTTTAGCGAAAGGATACGTTACTCTTAAAGAGGGTGTAAAATACAAAGCTGTATTGAAGAAGTTATCTAACAATGCTTCTTTGGTTCAATCTGCTTCATGCGATTTCTCTCAAGCTGGAGATTTGCAATTGAACGAATCAATTTTGGAAGTCAAAGATTTGAAAGTAAATCTAGAACTTTGCAAAAAAGAATTTGCTCGTGATTGGGAAGCTGCGCAAACAGGTCGTGGATTTATCAACGATGTTGTTCCTGCTAACTTCTCTGATTTCTTGATCGGTTACGCTGCTGCTAAAGTTGCTGAAAACATCGAGTTTACCATTTGGCAAGGAAATACAACTGTTGGTTCTACCTATCCTGGTTTTGATGGATTTGAGAAAATCGTTAATGTTTCTTCCACTTACTATCGTAGCGCATGGAGTTCAGGTACTGGAGTAATGACTGTTTCAACTATCATTGATAACTTAAATCAAGTAATCAATAATTTACCTGTTGCTTTGATCGGTAGTCCATCCACGAAGTTGTACATGAATCGCCAAGCTGCGCAGTTCTATCGTCAAGCGGTAGCTGCCGAAGGTTATTTGCAACAATTCCAAGCATCTTCTGATTTCAATTTGCAATTCAACGGATATGACATTTATGTTTGTCCAGGTATGAGCAACGGAACTGTAATCGCTGCACAAGACACAAATATGTTTGTTGGTGTTGATGCTAATTCTGATTTCGCAGAAGTTAAAGTTGTAGATATGTCTTTGACTGATGCATCTGACAATGTCCGTATGGCAATGAGATTCCGCGTAGGAACTCAAGTTGGTGTATTGGGTGATGTTGTTTATTGCTACAACGACTAATTAATTAACCACATATGAAAGGGGAGTGGTTACGACTGCTCCCCATTTTATTAAATAAAAAATACAAAAAAAATGTGTACAATCACGGCAGGATTTGGTTTACAATGCAAGGATGGCATTGGTGGAATCAAAAAAATATATTTGAATGCGCAAAGTGGATTCGCAGGTACATTAACCATTGATGGGCCAACTGAATTAGTTACAAATTGTTCAAGCACTGAAGATTTGTACGAATTTGTTTTGCCAAAATCAACAGGCAGCTTCACCGAAGAAGTGGCTTCAAGTGTTGAGAATGGAACGATTTTCTATACTCAAACCGTTACCGCATCATTCCATAAATTGAGCGCACCACGAAGAAAGCAATTGGAGTTAATCGCTCAAAATCGTTTGTTCGTTATTGTGTTAGATAACAACGATAACTATTGGGTGGTAGGTTATGAGGATGGCGCGGAAGTTACCGCAGCATCAACCATGACAGGAACAGCAAAGGGTGACATGAACGGCTATAATATCACACTTACTGCTGATTCAAAGCACAAAGCATATCGCATTGAAGATGGTGTATTTGCTACTGACTTTACCGTCATAGCTGCAACCATTTAATAAATTTGCAGAGTGAATTACCTGCAATCAAATACCGCATCTCAAACTCTCCTGCTATCACTTAAGCAGGGGAGTTTACTTTTTTCAACAACTTACACCGATTATTTATTGGTGTTACAAAATGAACTAACTTCGGAATTGTTATACGTGATTCCAACAATTATTGATGAGAACGAAAGAATTACAACTTTGGGGATTAGCACGAATGCTGATGATCCAACTAACGCATCGATTCTCATCAATCATGGTGGCCGTTGGAATTTTATTGTTTACGGTCAAAATTCAAATACTAACCTGGATCCTACTTCTGTTGATGTGGTCGGTGAAATTGAAAGAGGTTTTGTTCACTTCAGTTCGCTCATTGATTACTACGACCAACCAACGCTAACAATCCCATCTGATATCGAATACAATGCCTAATATAGTTGACGAAATAAAACAAAGGATAGGAGCAACGCAAGTTGAGTTATCCAAATATGTAAAAATTCAACCCATAGAAGTTGAAGATAGGAAGGGATTTGTGAGTTATGGTGAAGGGAATACATTTCCGCAATATCTCATTGAGTTATATAACGAATCGCCAGTGCATGGAAGCATTGTGAACTCAATTGCGTTTATGATAGCTGGGCAAGATTTCGTATCGAATAGCGCAGAGGCATCAAATGAAATTGCACGATTGCAATTAGATAAGATAAGACATTCAACCGCGTTAGATTTGAAGCTACATGGCGGATTTTATTGGGAAGTTATTTGGTCAATGGATAGAAGTACCATTGCGCAAATTAATCATCTTCCATTCGAGAATTGTCGTTTGTGTGTGTCTGACGATAACGATGATATCAATGGTATTTATTACTCTCGTGATTGGAACGATAGCAGAAAAAAGAAAAATATACCTTCGTATATACCGATGTTCAACCCAGATTACAAGGATGAATATCCAAAACAAGTGTTGTTCGTTCATTCAATAGTTCCGGGAAGTGAGTATTATCCAAAACCCGACTACATAAGCGCAGTAAACAACATCGAGTTAACAAGACAGATTAGCGAGTACCAAGTTAATTTGATTTTAAATGGTTTCTTTCCTTCATTGATTACGTCATTCAATAATGGCATTCCATCGTTAGAGGAACAACGCATGATTAAAAATCAATTGCAACAAGCGATACAAGGCGCAGAGAATGCAGGTAAGGTGTTGACATTCTTCAATGAGGACAGAGATAGAGGTGTTGAGTTTACTCCGTTTCCTGTGTCCGATATGGATAAGCAATTTGAAACATTAGTTGGTCAAGCGGTTGAATCTATATTGGTTGGACATCGTGTAACAAGTCCTTTGTTATTTGGTATTCGTGATGGCGGTGGATTGGGTAGTAACACAGATGAGATGAAACAAGCCATGCGTATCTTCATGAAACAAGTGGTTGAGCCATTTCAACGCATGATTACGGACAGCATCGAATATCTATTCTCAACTGTTGCCATAAATGCCAATATTGAGATTACTCAAAATGATTTATTCCAAGATGCGCAAACGAGCATGAACAATGCGCCATCATTAGACGTTGCAAGCCAAGCATTGAATGGAGCGCAGATAGCTTCATTGTTAGAAATTATTGTTCAAACAACTGCGAATGTGTTAACCATTCCTTCAGCGAAGGCAATAACAAAGGCAGCGTTTCCAACGATGAGTGATGCGCAGATAAATAGTATTTTTGATAACCTATCGAATGTGGTTATTGATCCCACTCAAGTAGTCCAAAAAAAAAAAGTTAAGTGCGAACACGAAAGCATTTCACAAATAGATGAAAGCTACGCACCAACCGATGAGATGGCAGCGCAAGCTGAATTAGGTCTGAAGTGGCGCGATGAATTTGGTAGAGGTGGCACAGAGGTAGGTGTAGCGCGTGCGCGTGATATAAGCAATAAACGCAATTTGTCTTTTGATACAATCAAAAGAATGAACAGCTACTTCGCACGTCATGAAGTTGACAAAGAAGCGAGTGGATGGAATAATGGCGAAGAAGGTTTCCCATCTGCAGGTCGTATCGCTTGGCAATTGTGGGGTGGTGACGCTGGACGTGATTGGGCAGCGAGAATAATCGAACGCGAACAAGTAGATTTAGATGACATCGCAGAGGACTTAATCGCATTGGGTGAAGAACCAAATGAGGATTGGATTTTGTTAGATAGCTATGACGTTGATTACGAGAATGACGACATCGAAAACGAAGCACTCGCTCACATATTCGATGGTATCGAAGTCAAACAAGCGGTAAGTACAGGAACTGCCAAGCCAAATGCAACGAGCGAACAAGATAAAGTGATTGATGGCAAAACTTACTACGTGCGCTATCGTTATAGCGGTAGATTAACAGCATCTTCAAGGCCATTTTGTCGCAAGATGATTTCCGCTGATAAGCTATATAGAAAGGAAGATTTAATGGCATTAAACAACAAGGCAGTTAATCCCGGATGGGGACCGTATGGGGCTGATACATATAGCGTCTGGTTATTT